CTATTTCCAGCCACACGCCTGCTGCAGGGGCTTTAATGCATTGTTCAACCCAGTTAACTCAAATGTGACCGATACGGGGCTTTCGTTGTAGGGGGTTATCCTTGCAAACATCTTTTCAGATTTAGCTAGAGCCTTAACAAAATCTATATCTCTGCCACTATAAAAGACCGCTTTGGTGTCGGTAGAAATCGACCAGCTTCTTTCCACGGCTTTCTGCTTATCAAGCCGGTAAAGCATACTTGTTTCCTCAAGTCCTAAGTACACATCCCAATTAATAAAAACTTCAGTTTTCTTTTCACGACAGGCCACAAAAATCGTTGGTGTGACTGTTTCGCCAAATGGGGTTCTGATGGAATCATTGCTAGGTAACATTAAAACCACGTTTTTTGAATCATCAACCGGAGATGTTGTTATATGAGTCAGCCATTTTCCGGGGTTCGGAGTCGCTTCTGCTACGGCAGGCTCATCCTCTTCTGCTGCATCCTGCGGAAAAAGCTTGTCATAACATGCTAATCGCTTGGTGCCATTTAATTCTGAGCGGCACTCATGGACCTTTTCTTTACTGATTGCCTCGTTTTTAGCAACTTCAGCGTCTAAAGGTGCATTTTTGACTGAACTCGCCGGTTTGAAAGTTGGCGAGAAAAATCTGTCATAGCAGGTCAGACGTCTCTCGTCCGTTTTTTCATCGGGGCATTGCTCTCTACTTTCAAATTTTTCAGCACTCTTCGTTCGCGAAGGAGGAATTGAATTGTCGTAACAAGAAAGACGCAGCGAGCTATCCTCAATCGACCGGCACTGAAGAACCCCTTTAAAGTCCCTTGACTCCTCTTGAGCGTGAGTAGCTAAAGAAACGGAAGCAGCTAAAAATGTCGCAATGAAAATAAAACTTTTCTTCATGGGGTCATCCTTTTGGTCTAGTAAGAAACACCAGTATTCCAATAACTATGTCGCCGATGACCCAAATAGTACCAATGGCCATCATTCCCAAACCCGCGCCTAAAGCTGCTCCTGCCCTTTCCGCTTCAGATGTAGCATGGCTTATAACTTCACCAGTTCCGCCTAGCCCTTTAAAAAGGACGTAGATCATGAAGATGTTAAATAAAATGAAGATCCATTTTATTAGTACCCCAAAAATTGAGCGACGCGGCTTTCTTAATTGTTTACCGCAGGATGGACACCTCAATGCTGAATCGCTCACTTCTTTCCGGCATTCCGGGCAGCTGACCAAAGCCATAGCAATCATCCCCATCGTTACTTATTAATTGTCATTTGTTACAAACAATTTTATTTTATCGGATAATTCTTCATTGACAAGAAAGAAACCCCGCGTTTGCGGGGGGGGGGGGCTATTTTAAACTGGGAGGGTTAGTTGATCGCTACCGTAGTGTGAGGCAGGAAAGGCATCAGAGGGGATAAAGCCCGGCGGTAGAGTCTCACGCGGCGCACGCTTTGTTACCAGTTTTTCAACGCTATTCAGGGTGGTAAATGTAATGCTGCACTCAAAGTTCTGGCACTGGTGATAATGCCGAACGGTGGTGTTACTCAATGGACGACTGGTGCGCGTTTTTGCAACGGCACCGCAAATGGGACACTTGAACATGATGGCCTCCCAGGCTGGGAGTTGAACTCGCTCATATTATGGCCGTTAACTCTCACTTTCTGCAATCCATTCAGGTATTTTCGCTTCAAGCTCCAGTTGTGTTTTAAATCCGCCGTCGTCGATCGAGTGTGTGGCCTTCGCAATTATCCAGTCCTGATTGTTAATATCCGTTTTAAAGCCCGACACCGTGCCGTGCATTTCCGGGTACAGATCTGCGCGGCCATAAGCGAGCGTCATATTAAATTCGGCAGCACCGCGTTTAAGCTGTTGCCACTTCGCCGCAGCGGCGCGTTGAGCGGCGGTCTCGCTGCTGTAGGTTGTCCGCAGCACAAATACGTTGCCGTCTTCGCCCGCGATATAATCCCCTTCCCGGCTGCTGCTGCGCGGCTTCTTCTCGTTTTTTTTCTTGCGGGCTTTAACGGTGACTTTTTTCTTTTTGCCGAACTCCAGATCCAGCCAGTACGCCTGCACGCCGGTATAGGCGTCACGGTCTGCGATACGGAACGAATGCCGATCACCGCTGGATCGGGTGATCGCAAACTCCGGCAGGGCTTTGCCGTTCGCGCTGACGCCACCACCCGGCAGGATAAACAGGAGGCTACCGTTTTTGACGGTGGCAATAGCCCCCAGCAGATCGGCCATCCTTGTCAGAAATGACATATCGCTTTCCTGGGTCTGGTCGGCGTGATCAATCTCAGCGCTCATCAGCTGCTCGGAAATTACCGGCGTCAGCTTGTAGCGCCGGGCGATAGCCGACACGATGCGCTCAACTGTCACGTCATGCCATGACACCTCGCGCTTGACGTTGAACTCGTCCCGAAAATCTGCACTGCGGGCGGTGATCTCCAGTCTGTCCGGCGGACCTGAATGCGCAACCTCGTCGACAGTGTAAATCCCTTTGTAAACCAGCGGCTCACCCTGCCAGCCCAGCGACACCGACAGCTCGGCACCGCGCGGCGGCAGCTCAATCAATCCGTCGCTGTCGTCGATAGCAATGGTCAGTTCGTCAGCTTCAAAACCGCGATTGTCGGTCAGCTCCAGCGAAATAATGCGGGGATCCAGCTGCGTCAGAGCCTTACCGCCCATCATGATGCTGAATGCCGGCACGCTCGACAGCTCGGACTGGTAATCCTGGAATCGCTGCACCCCTTCGCTCAGTAGCGCTTTTGCTTTGTCGATAGTGTCCGTCGTGAGTGCCATGTGCATACCTCCGCCGCTGATGGTTTCATGCGCGCGCGATGCTGGCGATGGCTTTTTGTTGTGGCAGGCCGGTCACAACCCTGATGGCACGACAGCGGCCAACCAGTCCGGCGATGATGACCGCGAACTCACTCAACATGATGGCGGTAGAGTATGACCGACAACTTTTTTCACGGGGCGCGCGTCAAGGAAGATACCGACCTCCAGGCCGCGATCAATGACATTGATTCAACGGTCATTGGTCTGGTTGCGGTAGCTGAAGACGCCGACCCTGTCACCTTTCCACTTAACACTCCGGTGCTTGTGACGCGGGTTATCAGCGTGCTCGGCAAAGCAGGCAAAACCGGTTCGCTTTACAAATCGCTGAAAGCTATTTCCGACCAGGTCAGTACCCGCGTGATCGTTGTGCGTGTGGCAAAAGCCGAGGCGGGCGAAAACAAGCCCACTCAGTCACAACTGATTATCGGTGGCACGCAGGCAGACGGCAGCTATACCGGCATGTTTGCTTTTCTGACGGCGGAGCAAAAAACCGGATACCGGCCACGCATTCTCGGCGTGCCTGATTACGACACTGCCGAAGTGACCGCGCAACTGCGGGTTATCGCAAAGCAGTTGCGGGCGTTCTCATACAGCTACTGCCACGGCTGCGAGACAATTGCAGAGGCGAAAGCCTATCGCGAGACGTTTGCAGAGCGTGAAGGCATGCTGATCTGGCCGAACTTCATCGCCTATAACCCGGCGACCGGCGACAATGAAGAGTTTCCCGCCGTGGCGTATGCGCTGGGTCTTCGCGCTCTGATCGATAACGAGCAGGGCTGGCATAAATCACTGTCTAACGTGCCGGTGAAAAACGTGCTGGGGATTTCTAAGGATGTGTTCTGGGCTTTGCAGGCGGAGGACTCCGACGCGAACGAGCTGAACGCCCACGAAATCACCACGCTGATTAAACGCGACGGCTTCCGCTTCTGGGGTAACCGCGTGACGGATAAAGAAAAATTTATTTTCGAGGTGTACACGCGAACCGCGCAGATCCTGGCGGACAGTATCGCAGAAGCGCAGTTCACCACAGTGGACACCCCGCTGACCCCGGCGAACGTGAAAGACGTGGTGAGCGGCATCAACGCCAAACTACAGGCGCTGGTCACGGCGGGCAAGCTGATTGGCGCGGCGACCTGGTATGACGTCGTTGATAACCCGGTAACGGGCATTCGTCAGGGTAAAGCCATCGTGCGCTACAACTACAGCCCGGTACCGCCGCTGGAAGACCTGACGATGATCCAGACGTTCACCGATCAGTATTACGAACCCGCTTTTGCATCGCTTGGGGGTGAATAGTGGCTATTCCTAAAAAACTCCGACTGTTTACCCTCTTTGTTGACGGCGAAAACTTCATCGGGAAAGTGCCGAGCGTCACGCTGCCGAAGTTGACCCGCAAGACTGAGGATTATCAGGGCGGCGGCATGGTCGGCTCGGTGGCGGTAGATCTGGGCCTGGATTCCGGCGCGCTGGACGCGTCGATGATTGTCGGCGGCGTGGTCGAAGAGTTAATCCTGAAATACGGCGGTGATATCGACGAATTACGCCTGCGCTTTGTGGGAGAGATTTACAGTGGTGGCACCAGTTCACTACTGGAGGTAGAGATGCGCGGGCGCATCACTGAGATTGATCCTGGCGATGCAAAACAGGGTGATGACACCAACCACACCTACGCCATCAAAAACACTTACTACAAAGAGTCGGTGGACGATAAGCCATTGCTGGAAATCGACCTGCTGAACTTTATCTACAAGCGTAACGGGCGGAATCTCTACCCAGATCGCATTATGTCAGCGCTTGGCCTCGGCAGCTGATAACCCGTTTAACTCACCTTTAAGGCGGCCTGCGGGCCGCCCGGAGAAACTGTTATGTCCGTTATTCTCAGTAAGCCGGTCAAGCGCGGCGATCAGGAAATTATCACCATCACTATCACTGACACCATCAAACAGGCTGGATCGCTGCGCGGACTGCGTCTTGTTGATGTGCTGAACTTCGATTTTGATGCGGTTTCCACCCTGCTGACGCGCACCACCAGTCCGCAGCTGACCAACGCCGAAATTGCCGCGCTGGCTACAGGTGACTTCACTGCGCTCTGTGAAGAGATCACGCCTTTTTTGGCGAAGCCGGCGCCATCCGCACCGATTTCGGCGGAGACGGAGAGCGAATAAGAGAGCCGGCATTTCCTGACGTCGACGATCTTATCGCCGACGTTGCAGTTATTTTTCACTGGCCGCCCTCCGAGATGTACGGCATGGAGCTGCGCGAGCTGATGGCCTGGCGCGAGAGGGCGGCCATCAGAAGCGGCAACCATGAACAGGAGGATGACGATGGATCTTAGTATTCGCGTTGCGTTCAGTGCAATTGACAAGCTTACCCGCCCGGTCAGCGCCGCCAGTAAAGCTATTGGCGGCCTTTCTGACTCCCTCAAAAAAACACAGTCTTCAATCAAAGACCTGGAAAAAAGCGCGTCGTCTTTCGACAAGCTGCGCTCACAGGCCAACGATACCGCGCAAAAACTCAGAAGCACCCAACGTGCCTTTGATGGTCTCAATCAGAAGCAGCGCGAAGGCGGGCAGCTTACCGAGGCGCAGACGGCGCGGCTTGAAACGCTGCGGAATAAGCTCTCGCGCCTGACAGACACCTATAACAAACAGACCACCCAACTACGTGCAGCCGGACAAGCGGTGCGCCAGCATGGCGTTAACCTCAATGCTGGTAGCGGTGCGGTGCAGTCGGCCATTCGGCGAACAGAGCAATACAGCCAGGCGCTTGAGCGTGAACGGCAGCGCCTGGCCGCAGTCACGCGCGCGCAGGCCAGTTATGAGAGGGCGAAGGAAACCGGCTCGAAACTTCGCGGCGGTGGCACGATGGCAATTGCTGGCGCGGGCGCTGCCGGATATGCGGGCGGGCGCTTCCTGGCCCCTGCCGTTGGCTTTGATGAGGAAATGTCGCGCGTTCAGGCACTGACACGACTTGATAAAGGTGACTCTCAACTTGCGGCATTGCGTGCGCAGGCGAAAAAGCTCGGCGCGGAAACGGCATTTACCACCCGCGACGCCGCAAGTGGTCAGGCGTTCCTTGCAATGGCTGGCTTCACTCCACAATCAATCCAGGCGGCATTACCTGGCGTGCTGAATATGGCGCTGGCCGGTGGGATGGAGCTGGGCGAAAGTGCCGATATTGGATCAAACATCCTTTCTCAATTTACCCTCCCTGCCGGTGAAATGGATCGTGTCAGTGACGTGCTGACGGCTGCATTTACCCGCACCAACACTGACCTGCGAAGTCTTGGCGACACGATGAAATACGCCGGTCCCGTGGCGTCAAAGTTGGGTATCAGCCTTGAAGAGGCTGCCGGGATGGCGGGTATTCTGGCTAACAACGGGCTTCGCGGTAGCGATGCTGGCACAGCTATGCGAGCTTCATTGGCTCGCCTTGCATCCCCTACAGCCGGAGCGGCAAAAGCATTAAAACAGCTTGGCGTATCAGTATCGGATGCCAGGGGTAAAATGCGACCAGTTGAAACTATTCTTCTCGACCTCTACAAGGCAACTAAAAAATACGGACAAGTTGATCAGGTTGGATTCTTTAAAGACATTGCCGGGGAAGAGGCTTTTGTTGGGCTGCAAACACTGGTTGCAGGTGCGGGAAGTGGAGAACTGCAGAAGCTCGTAAGGGAGCTAAAAGGCGCAGGGGGTGAGGCGTCTGCTGTCGCTAAAAAAATGGCTGACAACCTGAGTGGCGATCTGAAAAACCTCGACAGCGCATGGGAGGGATTTCGCATTCAGATTGAAGAGACCGTTGATGGCCCTCTTCGCAAATTAACACAAGGTTTAAGTGATGCGATCACAGCTGCGAGTGAATGGGTAAAAGCCAATCCGCGCCTTGCACAAACCCTCCTCCTTGTTGCGGGTGGCGCGCTGGCGCTGACAGTTGCTGTTGGCGCTCTCTCGCTTGCTGTCGGTATTCTGATTGGGCCGCTGGCAAAACTACAACTCGGCTTCGCGGTGCTAACCGGTGGTCGCGGCATTCTCGGCACCATTGCCGTATTCCGCACCCTGGGTACTGCCGCTGGCCCGGTGATGGCAAGCATGCGCGGCTGGCCCGTCGTTATAACTGGTATCGCATCCGGTTTTGGGAGGATTTCCGCCATCATGCCCGCGATTCGGGCTGGGTTAATGGGTGCGTTTCTGGCGCCCGGTGCTGCGTTAACCTCCCTGGGTAAAAACCTTGCCATGCTGATGCTCAGGCTTACCGGCCTCCCTGCGTTGTGGGGGATGATTACCGGTGCGGTATCTGTGCTGGGTGGCGCACTGTCTTTCCTGTTAAGTCCGATCGGGCTAATTGGTGCGGCGTTTGTTGCGGCGGGGCTGCTCATCTGGCGCTATTGGGAGCCTATCAAAGCCTTTTTCTCTGGTTTCTTTACTGGTGTGTGGCAGGCGTTAACACCTGTCAGAGCTGCTTTTTCTGCACTGGCGCCTGTTTTCTCCGCGCTGGGTAATGGTATCAAGGCTGTATGGGAGTGGTTCAAAAACCTGCTGACCCCGATGCAGACTAGTAAAGACGCGCTGGATAAGTGTGCGTCGGCGGGTGAAACCTTTGGGCGTGTAATGGGTGCCGCGCTTAGTGTTCTGTTATGGCCGCTCCAGCAGTTAATGAACGGCGTCAGCTGGTTGCTTGAAAAACTGGATCTTATTCCCGACGGTATCGAAAGAGCCAGGCAGCAAGCCGATAAGGCACAGAGTGCGCTGGAGGCATCAGCAGCCGCGCTGGCCGGTCATCAGTTGCCACTTGGTCAGGCCACCGTGTCCGGTGCTGGCGGCGGCAAGCCGCCGGTTATTACCGGCGACAATGGCACTCTTCGGCGCCTGAACAACATCGCGGATAACACAAAAGCGACGGCGAATAACACAAAGAAAATCGGCCCCGGGGATATTGTCTTTAAAAACCTGCCGCGCGCGCTGGCGCTGCGTGGTCCCTTTCAGGAAGCGCGTGTTATTCCGCAGCCTGTACCGCGTGTGTCCGCCGCTGCGGCCGGCGGCATTCTGTCGGTGCCGACGGCGACGCAGGGGGCAACGTCTGCGCCGGTCGCCGCGTCGTCTGGTGCTGCGCCGTTCTTCCAGTTGGTCTTTAACGACGTCGGTAAACGCTCGGATCAGGAGCTGGAAAAAATGGTGCGTAACGCCGTGCGCGATGCAATGGCCAGCACCCGCAAAACTAACCGTGGTTCATTCCGCGATCGGGAGTAAGGAGGTTTTTTATGATGATGATTTACGGGATGTTTGTTTTTACGCTGCGCACTGCGCCGTATCAGCAGCTGCGACACTCCCAGGCGTGGCGGCACGTTAAAAATGACCGGGTTAACCAGTCGGCGGCCTGGCAGTACATCGGCCCCGGTGACGACACAATCACGCTCGACGGCGTGCTTTACCCGGAAATCACCGGCGGCCGGTGGTCGCTGTCGGCGCTGGAGACGATCGGTTTTGCCGGTCGCCCCTGGCCGCTGATTGAGGGTGACGGGCAGATTTACGGGATGTACCTCATGACGCAGCTGGAGCGAGGAAAAACGGAGTTTGACCGCTACGGCAACCCGAAAAAAATTGAGTTTACGATCAGTCTTTCGCGCGCCGATGGTGATTTTCGCGAGAAGCTACAGACGTCGTCTGTCAGTGATGTGCTGGATGATCTGAAGTCCAGCGCGACAAAAGCGGTTAACTCTGTTTCAACTTCTATCAAGAGCCTGTTTTAATCCACAAAAAAGCCCCTTCAGTAAGGGGCTTTCACTACCGGCAGATATCGCCATTTCTGACTATGGTGGTACCGCACCGCCACTTCTGACCATACTGCAGCACTGTTGATTTTGACGGTACTCGATACTCACGCCACCCGCGACCAGCACATCAGCAGGGTGTGGGCTTCAATTACGCTAAACGATTTACCCTCGCCGAGATTATCGGTTTTGCCACTGGTGCTGTGTTTATGGGGCGGGGCGTCAATAACATGGGTATGATCGCCATCTTCACTGGTGTAATTACGGGTGCGGTGGCTGTCATTATCGGAGCCGACAATATAATTCCCGTCCCATGCCTCACCCGGTGCCGCCATTCCCCCCTGATGTTTGTGCCTGCCAGCCCCCCTGGTTGTCAGCTCATGTGCAGGTAACTCGCTGGTTTCGCCGCTCACATCAATCTTAACGACTGGCAGATTAGCCCGCTGCAGCGTGACATTATCGCTACCGCCGGTCTGCCCGACGTTCGAACCGTCAGCCTTACCGACGCGGATCGTTTTATTCTCGCCCGTGTAAACCCATTGCGACCACGGCCAGCGCTCGTTGGGGTTGAGGTTCTGAATGAAAAATCGGGTTGTGCCGACAGGGTTATCCTGCTCCCATGCGTCACCTACCGCTTTTTTCACAGCATCGGCGATGGCCTTTTTGGTGTTCTTATCCAGCTCGCTTACAGCCTTATCGGTATAGTCCTTCGCGGCTTCCATGTCCTGACCAATGTCTTTTTCCAGACCTTCGATCAGTTCATCCGCGTAATCCTTCGCCTCGTTTTTTGCGCGAGTGACCTCCTCCACGGTCGCCATAATTACCGAAGGATCGGCTTTCAGCTCTACATCTGCCGTATTACTGACGGCTATCCACAGATTTACCGATTGCAGGCGGCCTGACCCCTCGGCCAGAAGTGGCTTATAGGATTCCGGCAAATTAGCCACCGCAAGACACACGCCCTCATCGTCATAGAGCGCAGCTTCGCGCAGCCAGAAGCCACCGACCTGGGGAAGCATCACCATTTCTGCCCGGATAATATTTGCCCCCTGGTCGGCGATAACCAGCCTGTTAAGCGGGGCGCGGTACAGCTCATTAATCAGGCCGGTCTGCCTGGGGTGGGGCTGGTATAACGTTCCGCCGCCATCACCAACGCCCATACTGGAGAAGCCTGCCGGCTCCCCCGTCAGCGTTGCTGCTGCCAGTTTATTTAATCCCGCCTCAGTCAGTATTGCCCGGTATTTATTCATAGCCGTATCACCCGGTTAGATAATCATCCCACGACGTGCGCAGTATTTTTTTGCCCAGGCGTACATGGTTTCCATTTCGTCAGTGCTTAACCCGCGACGATAAAAAAGGCAAAGCGCGGTTTCCGGACCCGGAGCACAGGCTGACGCGCTCTGGCCGTATTGCCCGCAGACGCGCAGTGGAGTTAACCGGCGATTGTCTTTAACGCATCCATCAGTTAATGGCGTTGATTCTTTAGTAACTCCTTTTGTGAAGTCTTTAAAATAATACTCACCGCTTGTAATACGCAGCGCACTAAAGCGCCATGTCCCGTCGTTATATCCCATCCCGAAGATATCAACGTTTTCCTTGATACTGGTAGCCGCGTTCGGGTTCGATGCATCAGCAACCGGCACGGAGGATATAACCAGCGAAAGTTGCTGGCTAGCACCCTGCACCATTGCACTCCCCAGACCGCCTCCTTTTCCAGGCTCAACGGTCTGAGCATTCCAGTTCCCAAAAAATGGCCTGAATGTCTTCCCTTGCGGCATCGCCGTTGGCTTATTTACAATCAGCACCGTGTAATCGGTATTGTCTACCAGTCCGGTATCAATGCAGTCGTTTATTGTCGGGAACGACTTGCTATACGCATTTTGCGTTGGGGTTCCCGTAATTGTTGGCAGAACAACGCCGTCTGGTGCATAGTTTTTTCCGTCACCACCGGCGGTAAAAAATAACGCCTGCTCCAGACCAACCAGCACTGGAGGATAAACCCGGTCAACACCATCCTGAATAGATGTGTCACTGACGGCAATACGGGTTCCTGAACGGGTATTAATCATAATTCCACTCCATCAACATTAATTGTCTGAATCGCCGCGAAGTTATACAGCGGATAAGGTTTATCGTTTAACGCATCAATATTTTCATTCACTGACTGATTATCATCGCCGTAATATTGCCAGTTAAAAAAAGACTGCTGAGGGCTGGAGTCTGCAACGTTATGCCCTCCGCCATGAAGCTGGTCGCCGAGATTGAGGCGGATATTTCCGCTCAGCTTTCTTGGTGGTGATATTTTAATCACGCACGGGGAGATAATTTCCGTCACCAGTGATGTTCCATACAGATTCCCTGTGCCATCAATGACAGTAAATCCCATGTCGGTATTCATTACCGCCGCGGCAATCCGGTAATATGGCTGCGTCGCCAGCGGCGGACAGGGCGTCATAAATGAAACATAAATATCCTCGCCATCATAAACCGCTTTTATCATGCGAAATGGCGTTCTGTTTTCATTACTCAGCACGCGAAAAACAGTATTCGCTGCCGCACATCCCCACCATCGATAACTGTTTGCTGCCTTATGAGTGCGATTATTTGACGCCTGCGGATACGGAAACATGGGAGCGGCCATAAAGGCATCGACGCGTGACGTGATATCCAGTTGAGCCATATCAATCGGCAGGGTGTTGCCCTCTGCCTGGCTGACATAGGTTCCCCCAGTCTGATACAGATAAAATCCGATATTATCCGTCTGACCGGTTATCGCTCTTGCATCAGCATTAAAATCATTAATCAGCTGATTCAGCATGTTCAGGTAATTTTCACGGTTTGTGATGCCATAATCATTCTCTCCCTGGAGGAACAGCATCCCGCACACCTGTACATCGGTAATCCCCATTTTCGCCGCCGCTTCCATGTGCCCGCGTAAAGCCGACATAAGGCGTTCATAGTATGGCGTGGCCGCGCCAGCACCTTTTAACAGGGTGGCAATATTGGTGCCAGAGCATCCCGTTACGGAACAGGCAAGGATTGTTTCTTCATCGTTTTTCACCCCCTTCGAGCGGTTATGCAGAGTCTTGAGGGTTTCCATAAAACCAGATGCGACAGTCTCACCGAGGCGGGTGTTTATATCTGGATCTGTAATAATATTTGGACCATCTTGTCTGTGCTCAGTCAGAGGGTAATAGATATTCTCGCCGCCAATAACACCAAAGTCAGCGTCGCTAGTTCTCCCGTAATACCTGCCACGAGGTGATTTCCCCAGCATAAGGTTTCCAAGCTGCGATGGCTGACGTGTGACGACTGAAAACGCTTCATCGCCGATAGCCAGCGACTGCCCGTAGATAAAAAACAGATTCAGCCCTTTACGTAGCGGAGCAACCGGCGGACTAACCCACTCCGTCGCAGCAGCTCGCGCTGCCTGTGCCTCCCCTTCCATATGAGCAATAATTTCGCCACTACGCGAGACGTCACCGCTGTCACCAGTCGCCTTTTCCAGCGCGGTAATGCGCTCAATCAGCCTTTCCGCCGTTAATGCGAATCCGTCAGGGTCTTTAATCTCAAAAATATGGTCAGGGCTTCTCTGTAAACTTTGTCCGCTGTAATTAAATGAGCCTTTTTCAATGCTCATCAGACGTGACAGCATGTCATCAATGGAAAGCGAAAATCCGTCCGGGTCAGTCACTTCTAATATATTATTTTCACTGCGTGTAATTTTCAGTCCATTATAAATATATCGCCCTGACTCAAGCGAACGAAGGCGATTTATCATATCATCGCCAGAAATACCAAAGCCGTCAGAATCAACTACTTCAAATACGGCCCCCTGACTACGCTTTAATGCCATTCGTCCGATATTAAATTTCGGCTTTCCGGTCTCTTCGTCAAATGAAATATCAGCAATATGGAAATCATCCATATCAGAAAAAAGAAATAACATTAGCTCCGATGATTTCTCGGACAGCATTTCCTGCAATGTTGTTACCGCCGCCAGTGATGGCAGTTTCTTGCCGGTTGGCGTGGCGATGCCGTCAACATTTTTATATTCATCCACCCATGAACCTGACTCATGAGAACGGACCGAAAATTTAGCGCCAGCCGCTATCATTCCATTATTGATCGCCTGCTGCGCATCTTCCTCGCTGGAATATGGTTGCTCACCCGCCTGTAGAGTTCCCGAATATTTTTCAAGCTCGCTGCGCAAGTATTGTGTACGGTTCGCTAATACACCTGCCTGCAAATTTGGTTTTGCTGCGCGTCCGCCTTCAACCTTATCACCACGCATAATCATGGGGATCGCATCATCCCAGCGCATACTTTCATTGATGTTTGTCATTTTATTTTTCCGTATATCGATAATTAGCGTCAAAATAAGTCATGCCGTCGTAATAAATACTGTCGTCCGGTTTATACCCCGGCGGATAAACCGTTATAACTTCCCCGTCGCAAGCGGCCACCCCGATCCAGGCTTCCCCTCTGGAGCTTACGGCAATCGTCATTTGCGCCAGATGGCGGCTGACCGGTTTTGCGTCACCAATCAGGCGGTTTAATTCATCCAGCGTTTTTGGCGTCAGTCCAATCTCGTTAACATCCACCTCAAGCCGGAAGGTTCCCGGCTGGTCTCCGACGTCGAACCACTCGGCGAACGTGGCAGAGAACCCCATGTCCTCGATCACGCGCCGCACCGCTGCGCGGGTGCCTTTACGGCGGTGCAGCCAGTACGAACGCTGTATAACAGCTATTTTTCGCTCCGCCGGCCAGTCCTTATCCCATCGATCGACAGACAGCGCCCATGCCAGATACGGCAGCAAATCCACCGGGCAGGCGGTCGGCGTCCATAGCGTACGTATCGCGACGGTTATCCCGGAAAGCCTCGCCGTGGCAGCCTCTGTGCTGCGCATCCATGCAGTGGAGGACGGCGGCAGTAACGTGCTATTCATCCGTTCCGCCGTTTTCCAGGTGATAACCGATATTGCGGGCGGCCTGGACGTCGCTGATCTTGATATCGTTCGCGGGCGAATTAATTACCACTCGCTGCACCCCCTGGACATGCAGCGCCGCCGAAATAGCGGAGCGCGCGACGTCGCGACTGATTTTTTTGTTGTTCTGTTTCAGGAATTTTTGCAGTGATGCGTCGGCGGCGTTGATGATCGGCTCTGACTCCGGCCCCGGGTACAGATAGAGCGTGGCGTTAATTTCGTAATCGACGATCTCGGCGCTGCGCACCGTGACCCGATCCCCCAGGGGGCGCGCTTCCTCATCGTTTACCGCTTCTGCGACGTCGGCCAGCAACTCCGGCGATGCGGTGCCGTCACCCTCTGTAGACAGTACGGCAATGACCACCTCCGCCGGTGCCGGGCTGGATGCTTTAACATCCGCCACCTTTCCGCTGGCACTGCGCGCGAAATATTCATATGCCGCCGATGGCCCGGCGACGCTCATCCCCTCAAAGGCCGCCTGCGCACGCAGGCGTAATGCTTCGTCGCTTTCCGTCACTGCGTCGGTAGTGTCTGTCGCCGACGTAATGGTGAGGCGCTCTGTGTCCAGGTTGGCCGTAATATTGTCCAGATCGTCGCCAGTCGAATGACTGAGCATGCAGGCCGCCACCGCCTCGTTGATGCGCTGACGTAACAGTAGCTCGCGGTACGCCATCGCCTGGGCGATGATGTTTAGTGGCTCTGACTCAAGACCCAGCGCAGCGGCAACGGCTGACTGCTGATCAGCAGGAAATACCGCCACCATCAGCGCTTTGACGTCAACCAGGATCGTCTCGAAGTCGAGTTCTTCGATAATGGTCGGTTTCGGTAGCTGTGAGAGGTCAATCGTTGGCATTGGCGCCCCTTAATGTCACCACGCGGGTGCTTTTTTCCATGGTTTCCGTCAGCATGCCGGACAGTGCGGCAGTCACCGCACCGCTGGCTGAATAAGTCACGGTGATGGTCTCCAGCACAATGCGCGGCTCCCATGCGGCCAGTGCGATGACTGCTGCGCTCATCAGTTGCAGCCGTGTGACGTCGTTTTGCGGGCTGTCGATAAGATCAGGGCACAGTGAGCCGTAATTTCTGCGCATCAGGCGACTTCCGACCGGCGTCAGCAGAATGTCGTTAACTGACTGCCACACATGATCCTCGTCGGTCAGGGTGCCAGTACCTGCAGCATTCATACCGCGATAGCGTTCTGTCATTTTGTGCCCACCGTCCAGTCGCCACCGCGCTCAACCTCGCCGTGACCGTGATCATCCACCTGCACGCCGTTAGACTTGAACGCTCCGCCGGTGTGATTAAAATTGCCGCGCATCTCCCCACCCTCGGAAATATCCAGATTTTTCGCGCGCAACAGGTTGGTGCAGTCCACCTCCGGCGTGTCCAGCGTGATTTTGACTGACGCCTCAACCACGGCAGATTTAATACCCTTCACCTGCAATGCGCCCACCTCCGCGTCATAGCGGAACGTCGCACCGTCCGGCGCCGTCACCACCATCTCATTACGCGATGCGCCCGGTGCCGGGTTGTCGTCGCTGTACAGGCTCCCGCCGATAAACGCGACGTCGGTATTACCGCCCAGGCACAGGAACCAGACCTGCTCGCCGATGGATGGCGGCACCCAGACTTTAAACGCCCCGGCGCGCTGCGCAGTCCAGCGCATCCAGTTGGGGCTTAGTCCGCCGCTTTGCACGCGAACGCGCCATTTTTCCTCGTCGATCTCCGTCACCGTACCGGTACGAGCGACGTTCTCCAGCAGGCGAATCAGCTCGGCAATTTCCATCAGCGCACCCCCAGCGAGTCGATCACCTGGCGAGCTATCGCCATGCGGTCAGCCTTACTCAGGCCCAGCAGCTCGCGGCGGGGATAGGTCGCCATTGCGCCGCTGCTGTTGACTTTGTCACGCAGGCCGAATTGATGGACGCGGGCGATACGTGCGGCCACGCCGGAAAAGCCTACTTCCGCGCCTTCAGGCGTGGCGTTCGCTTTGAGAAAGCGAGCGGTACGCAGGCGGCGGAACATCGGATCCGCTTTTGTGGTGTTGCGGCGCGTTTCGTTAAAATTGATATCGAGATACCGTTCAATGTCTTCGCGATAGAATGAGCGAACCGCGCCACGTTCTTCGTCAAATCCGGTCAGCATGCGACCATGGCGGCCGCGAGTGGCCCGCCAGTTACGCAAGCGACGGTTTTCACCCTGCCAGACAAAACTGATCCCGGCCTGCGAGCGCAGCACGCGGCGACGGCGGGTCGGGAACTTCGACCCGTCCGGCGCTTCCTGTCTGCCGATGCGCTGGCTTTGACTCCGGCGCAACATCGTGCCGACGCTGCGGGCGGTACGCTGCCGCCCTGCCGGGGATATGCCCGACAGGATGGCTGCAAATACCTCGTCAAGCTGGCTGAAAAGTGCGTCGTTATTGCTCATGCCAGCGATCCCCCGGATTCCGGATCAAAGACCATTTCCCACTCACCGCCGTTAAATCGCGGGCGCTGCTCGGCCAGATGTTCCGCCTTCAGCGCGCCATTGCTGTTTGTCACCATGACGCGCTCCCAGACCGGTACCTTAAACAGAATGTCGGCGACGTCGTCATTGACGATATCGGCGTCAAATTCCACCTTGCGGTTATTGTCCGGGTTCAGCAGCAGGTCGGGCTGTTGCTGCCATACCCACGCCAGCAACGGCAGCATCAGATCGTCAATCTGGCCGGGAAAATCCATCGCCAGTACCTGAATGGTGTAGTGGTACATGAACGAGGCTTCGCCGGTCGCTTCAATCTGAATGTGCCCCTTCTCCACCCAGACGGTGATCAGTTCAGGGTTGGCTTTGCACCAGGTGTTACCAGCTATCAGCGCAGCGCGCAGCAGTTCAGCTTTTTTCACCTTATCCCCCTGGTAATGCGTCGTAATTCCAGCTCACGGATCCCCGCCTTATCGGCGTTGCAGGTATCCAGCGCGTCGAGTAATGAATCCGTCCAGGCAGCCAGGCCGCCCCACGTCATCGGCCTGGCCGGTGGCGGCGGGACGTCAGTTTTTGCCGTCAGGCTTTCGGGTAAGGGTTCCTGAATAATCTGCGGTGCTGACTTCTTCGGCGCGCTGGTACAGGCCGTCAGCGACAGCAGCGCGCACAGGACCAACAGCGCAGGGGTCACCGGCCAGTGCGGTTTTGATGTTTTCACGTCGGTGCTCTCCTGTTATGTTGCGCTGCTGGTTCAGTTTCTTCAGTCCGGCTTCCACCTGGCTGACGTCATGGCGTAACGCCCTGACCTCGGTCAGCACGTCGCCGGTTTGTTTCAGTTCTTCCCGGGTGCCGGTCAGTGATTGCTCTGCCTGTTCGCGCTTATGGCTTTGCCACGCAAGGCCACTGACGGCGGCAATCAGCAGGGCAAACATCACGATGGCGAGAATAGCTATCGCTTTCATTTCGCCCCCTTCAGCGCCGGATCAGACAGGCACCACGCCTGAAAATCTGTCCGGCGGTTAACCAGCCCCTGTGAGCGTTTACCGGCAGAATTGACAAAGTCCGTCAGCCGTTCGCATACCCCTTTCCAGTTGCCCGCCTGCGCGTGGCGCCAGAGGGTGGTTCGCACCTTCTGACCATCTTTGGTGGTGTACCAGCCCAGCCCGGTGCAGCCGACGTTAAAATTAGCGTCGGTCATGCTTTCAAAAACCTTCTGCGGTGCAGCGGCGCCGTTAAACTCACGGTTGGTGCATTTTTCGGCACGCATTAAATCGTTAACCCAGCGCTCGGCGATCTCGCTATTGGTGTGCTCGCGGTTTTCTACTTTCGAAGTTGAGCCGATCCCCACTGTCAGTACACCCGCCGGGCAGTAGTACGGGGTCTTACGGCAGTCCTCGTATTTCGCCATCTTCAGCTGTGCTTCCGGGCTGGTTCGCAGCGCCTGCGGCCACAGCGTGGCGGCCAGCGAGATGATCGCGGCGATGGAACAGGCAATAATTCCCTTTTTCATCGCGGCGCCTCCCGTATGGTGCGGATCAGCTCTTTAACGTCCTGGCGGTTCTCGGTGTCGTCACGAATCGCGTCGATCAGTTCGTTCAGCAATGAGTTATTGGTTTCCTGAATACGCGCCATGCGGCGACGATGCAGCTCACCAAGCAGGGCGGCCGCAATACCGATCAGCACGCCAATGGCAGCCAGCCAGTCCTTTTGCGTCATGACGCCGATGCTGGTCAGCAGTGTTGACCAGGAGTACGTCACGCCATTCCAGATTCGGTTGATTAAGTCCATAGCTGCACGGTCTCCTGTGTCGCTGGAGTACTGATTTCCGGCAGCTCCACGACCTGGCCGGCGTCGAGAAAGATCTGACCGGCCAGCGCTTTGTTCGCGGCGAGGACTGTCTCGGTCACGCCCTGCGTGGTGCCGTAGTGGCGCTGACACAGCAAATCCACGGTATCGCCCTGCAATGCCTGCACTTTCATCAGAATGCCTCCGCAGAATTGCGCACGGTGCCGCGAATGTCGGATATCGCCCAGCGGGCATCGCGCCACATATCATCGGCCTGTAAAGCCAGTGAAGCTGCGCGCTTCTCCCCTGCGTCGCCAGTGGTGTCCACATCCCGGTTTGTGCCGAGGATGTGCGCGCGGGCGATGCTGAACACCGCGCGGCGGTAGCGATGTACCTTCACGCTTTCGCCGTTAACTTTTACCGCCGGAACATCATCGAGCTGGGTGTAGCCTGCGGCCAGCTGCACGGCCTGCCAGTCGGCGAGCTGGTCGAGAGTGTGAGATACCCCTTCGATAACGGCTTGCTTCAGGCGTGAGGTCGTCACGGCGCCATTGATGCGCATTTCCATGCGCACATCGCTCAGGGCGATTTCCGGCCAGAACGATCCCGCAGTGACTTTCTCGCCACCGTCGTCAGTGTCCGGCACATCCTCCGCAGAGGGGGTAACAGTGCGACCGGCTACAAGGCTCATCGCGTCGTCTCCTGAATAGGTGGCGGTGAGCGGACGGAGAAAAGTAAACGCAATGCGTTGCAGATCTCCGCCCGCGCCGCCAGCGCACGGGGCGCAAGTCGGTTATTTTTTTGTGGCAGGCGTCTTTTTCGCTGCTGTTCTACGCGCTGCCGGTTTACGTGGTGCGCGGGTGCGGGCTGGCTTTGTCGCTGTGGTGCTGGCCGCTACTGCCGGATCTGACGATGCTGCAGTTTCGCCTGTGCCTGCGCCTGCGCCGTCCGTTGCGGTATCTCCGCCAGCATCGCCAGCGCCTTCAGTACCATCGCCGCTATCGGTACCATCATCATCACCGCCCCCGCCTGCGCCCGCCTCTGCGGCGGCTTTTTTCACCGCACGGGCAAGGCGTTCAATCTCTTTTTTCACCCCGGCGCCCGCGTCCAGGGTCAGCGCCTGACGCAGCAACGCCAGCGCGATGGCCTGCTCTTCGGTTGTGCCGTTACGCAGCGCAAAGGCACGCGCTTTGCACAGCTTGGCGCGAACTACGTCAGGCATATCGCTGCCGGCGGTAAAGTCCGCGACGTCATCGAGCACCGCCAGATATGGCGTAACGTCGGTGGTATCGTCGGCCTTGACCTGCACCAGAATCGGATCGCAGATTTCATCGACCAGGATGGTTGCAGCGGTGCGGTTGAAGCGGTCAGGCATCAGCAGACCATGTGCCACGACATAGCGGCCAATACGTGCGGCGAGGACGTAATCACAGGCATCAATCGCCCATACCATCAGGGTGACAATCACCTCATCCTGTCGGCCACTGTCGCCGTCGAGCGTCCCCTCGATCCAGCCCTCGTAATGGGGTAGCAACTGGCGTTTCATCGCCGCTTTCGCCTGGTCAGACTGCACTCGCTTTAATGCACTCTGATCCATGCGCAGCCGGTGCATGATTTGCTCGTGCGCTGTCCGCGCGGTATCCGACTGCTCGTCGGTTTTGCCATGACGTTCAGCCATGACGCGTTGAAAATGTCGTTGTGCAGGTGTCAGCATTGACTCATCCCCGAATAACAGCGGGCCGTGGCCCGCCCTGTGCGTGATTACTGCCCGCCTGCCGGCGCTTCAGCAAAAGTGATGCCGTCGATAAAAGCCACTGCGCCGTAGTCTTCAACAATGAAGTCATCGTTAGAGGACTGGTACGTTGCCACGCGGTTGTATTCCGGCTCCTCTTTGATCGTCCGGCGCAGGCCGCCACGCTGGTAGTAGATCGAGAGGTTTTTAAACGGCGTGATGAGGATGGCGTTACCCGGCATGTAAGGCGCGATAAAGGTCGGCATGTTGCCAACGCGTTCCTGCGCCACAATCAGCTGACCGGCCAGCATCTCGGTATTCGGGTTGGTCTGACTCATCGCGTTGATGGTCGGGAAATTGCTGGTTGTCAGCAAATCGCCGGACAAAATCACCACGTTGTCGGGGTTACGCTTGTGCCATTCATCCATGAGGCTGTTTTTCGCGTCATAAACCGCAGCGCCGATGTTGCCGTATGTGCCTTTCGCAGTGATTTTGTTGTCTTCATCGCGCGACGTGATCGTGACACCGGTAATTCGACGATGCGCCGCTTCAAGGCGGATCTTCTCCAGCCAGCCGATGCCGCAGTCCTGCAACAGCGGATTCGCTGCGCGGTCTGACGGATCGCTATATTTAGTGCCGTTGAAGCCGATCATAATGCGGTCAAGCGACATCTGCCTGGCCATCGCCGAGCTAATCAGTGGCTGGAAATTCGGCTGATGGGCCCACGCATCCATTTGCGCGTAGTTGATGGCGTAGTCGTAGTTGGTCTTACGGCACAGATAGCTGTACGGGTCCATTTTGTCGTTAGCGACAGGGTTGCGGCGGTTGGTGGTGCTGTTGTTGACGCCCGCCAGTGGGCCTTTGCTGCCAATCAGGATTTTCTGGCCGATCTGTTCATCAACGCCAAAGACGTTAATCTGCCGCAGAAAAGCGTCATCCTGCTGCGCGGCGGCCTCAAGGCGCTGCTGCACGGTTGGATCAACACTGAATTGCGCCGTAACGGCGGCGATGCTGACGCCGTTAAGCTGCGCCTGACGGGCAACGTAGCTGTCAAACAGCTTACGGGTGGAGTTTCTCATGTGCGGGTTCTCTCGTTATGGATATCAGTAGTCAGCGAGCTGCGCGCTGTCGCCGCCGCCAGCTGGCGGGCGCTGGCTGAAGTTGCCGTCCGTCCCTTCAAGCTGCTGGCGCAGTGCGGCCAGGTCAGTGGTCAGCTTCTGGACGGTGGCCTTATCCTGCTGGCGTTCCTGTTCGGCAGCGCTGAACTGCTCGCCAAGATCAACCTGAGACTGCGCCACCGCTTCAACAGCCTGATGCACCTGACCGAAGCGCTGATCGTCGGTTTTCTGGCCCTTACCGAGAATGCCCATTACGCGGTTAAACCACTGCTTGCCCTCATCACTGCGCTGGGCGGCCAGTTCAATCACTTCGGCCTCGATCGCCTCGGTGATCATCGGCGCTTCCACCTGCTGGTTGTTGAAGGCCATCACCGAGGCGCGTTGCTGTGCCGCAAACTTCAGGCGCTCAGTACCCAGGCTTGCCGGGGTGTCGGTCATCGCCAGGCCCATCATGTAAGCCTTGCCGTTAAGGGCAAACTGCGGATGCAGCTCAATACTGGAGTAGACCTTTTGACCTTTATCGGTCATCTGCTTCATGCGCTCTGAGGGTTCGATCTCCGCATAAAGTCCAGTGCGACCGGCCAGCGGCCCTTCGGTAATATCCTCGGCGCTCAGCGCCACAACATCCCCCATCGCGCCAAAATCGCTGCCGGGATACGGGGAGAGAATATGCTCAATGTTGACGCGTGCGGCGTACACCTCAAGGTTGTAGTTCGCCGCTGCGTCGCGGAGGTGCTGCGGCTGGATTTCGCGGCCATCGACGGTATTCCCGGAGACGGCAACGCGAAACTTCTTACGGGGTTTAGCTGTGCCTGCCATGTTCGTTTACTCGCTGGTTTTTTGAGTTCCCGGAGATGATGGCAGGCGGCGACGCACGCGCTCAACGCGTTGTTGTTGTGAGGGAATTGCCACAACCAAAAGCGGGCGAAAGGGTACGCGCGCGCGGGTTAATCTCCCCGGCAGGAAGCGAGGAGGACAAATGGCGATTGAAGAAGCATTCATCATGCAGCGTGCGCGGCAGCTCTACTGGCAGGGATACCCGCCAGCGGAGATCGCACGCCTGATGGGTATTAACCCGAACACGGTGTACTCATGGAAAAAGCGTGATGAATGGGACACTACGCCGCCGATACAGCGCGTCACGACGTCCATTGATGCGCGCCTGATACAGCTCACCACCAAAGATAAAAAGACCGGCGGCGACTTCAAGGAAATTGACCTGCTTACACGTCAGCTGAAGAAGCTGGATAACGGGACGCCAGCGACGCAGCCAAAGAAAAAGATCCGCAAGAAACAAAACTTCTTTTCAGAGGCGCAGATCGCCACGCTGCGGGCCAACATCATCGACTCGCTGCACTGGCATCAGAAGGGCTGGTACGAGAATCACCACCACCGCAACCGGGCCATCCTGAAAAGCCGTCAGATTGGTGCGACGTGGTATTTCGCCCGCGAAGCGCTGCTGCGCGCGCTGTCTGATGACGTGAAGTACAAGCATCAGCTCAACCAGATATTTCTGTCGGCGAGTCGTCGCCAGGCGTACCAGTTCCGCAGCTTTATTCGTGCCGCAGCTGCTGAAGTTGATGTTGAGCTAAAGGGCGGTGACATGATCCAGCTGTTCAACGGCGCGGAGCTGCACTTTCTCGGCACGTCAGCCGCAACCGCGCAGTCGTACACCGGCAACCTGTACTTTGACGAATTTTTCTGGGTCGGGCAGTTTGCCAACCTGAAGAAAGTGGCCGGCGCGATGGCGACCCTGAAGGGGTTGACGCGCACCTACTTCTCCACACCATCGGCTGAAAGTCACGAGGCTTACCCCTTCTGGTCAGGTGAAGCCTTCAACAAGGGCCGTAGCCACGGTAAGCGCGTGGAGTTCGACACGTCCTGGAAGACGCTTAACAGCGGGTTGATGTGTCCGGACAAAATCTGGCGCCAGATTGTCACGTTGCAGGATGCTGTCGATAACGGCTGGGATTTGACTGACATTGACGAAATCCGCGACGAAAACAGCCCTGAGGAGTACGACAACCTCTACGCCTGCACCTTCATCAAAAATGGTGAAACCGCCTTTGACTACAACATGCTGTTGAGTTGCGGCGCAGACGGTTACGACGAGTGGCCGGACTGGAAGCCCTACGCCATGCGGCCAATGGCCGATCGCCCGGTGTGGATTGGCTACGACCCTAACGGGGCCAGCGGCAAAGGCGATAGCGGGGCCATCTCTGTTAACGCGGCGCCACTGATCCCCGGCGGCAAGTTCCGCACGATTGAAACCATTCGCGTGCGTGGCATGGAGTTTGAGGCGCAGGCCGCCATGATTATTAACATGCTCACACGTTACAACGTGCAGCACATCGGTATCGACGGGAGCGGCATCGGCGAGGCGGTGTATCAGCTCGTGAAGAAGCGATTCCCTGCGGCGGTGTGCTACCAGTTCTCGCCAGCCAGTAAGCGCATGCTGGTACTAAAAATGCTGCAACTGGTTCGCGCCGGTCGCTGGGAGTATGACCGCGGCGAATATGACCTGATCACCGCTTTCAGTGCTGTGCGTAAGGTGGTCACGCCCGGCGGCGTCATCACCTACGATACCGACCGCGCCCGTGGTGTGAGTCACGGCGATCTCGCCTGGGCGACGATGCTCGCCACCGTTAACGAGCCGCTGGGTCAGGAAGGCGGAAACACTATGACTGTTATGGAGTACTGATGAGCAGACGAAAATCCCCGCGCGGCAGGCAGTATGCCAGAGAGCAAGCCGATCTTGCCGACGCATTGAAATCAGCGCCCGGCCTCAGTGCGTTCACGTTCGACGGCCCCTGGCCGGTTACCGGTGCTCATGATCTGCTGGATAGCATGTACTGTGCCGACAATGGCCGGTACTACGAGACGCCGATTAGCTGGTACGGGCTCGCCCGTCAGTTCGGGTATGCGAGCTGGCACCAGTCGGCGCTGTTCTTCAAGCGTAACGTACTGGCCGGGTGCTTTATCCCGCATAAACTGCTATCGCGCCAGGCGTTTAGTTCGTTCGCGCTTGACTGGTTTGTGTTCGGCAATGCGTACCTTGAGATGCGCCGCAACCGCCTGCATGGGCCAATGGGTTTTCGTAACTCACTGGCGAAGTACACCCGGCGCGGTTCCGACCTCGACACTTACTGGTTTATTCAGTCCGGGCTTACCGATCACCAGTTCGAGACTGGTTCAGTGTGTCATGTGCTCAACCCGGACATCCACCAGGAGATCTACGGCATGCCGGAGTATTTCGCCGGCCTGCTGTCGGCCAACCTGGCACACTCTGCCGACAAGTTCCGCAAGCTCTACTACGACAACGGGTCGCACGCAGGCTGCATTGTTTACGTTAACAGCGCGATGGCCGATCAGGAGAGCATTGACAGCCTGAAGAAAACACTGACTGACACCCGTCGCGGCGGGGCATTCAAGAACGTCCTGCTGCATGCTCCAGGTGGCGGTAAGGACTCGGTGCAGATCCTGCCCTTCAGTCAGATATCGGCGAAGGATGAGTTTGTCGGCGTGAAGTCCTCTACGCGCGATGACATGCTGGCTGCTCACCGCGTGCCACCCCAACTGATGGGCGCCATCCCTGAAGGTAACGGATCATTCGGCGACGTCGAGAAGGCAGCAAAAGTCTTTGCTGTTAATGAGCTGACACCGGTCATGGAAGCGATGAAGCATGTTAACGACTGGCTGGGCGAAGAGGTGATCCGCTTCAACCCTTACGCCCTGCTCGCGCAGTGA